TTGATAAAAATGAAAAATCCGAACGCATTCCCGATAGGGAAGAAGTTCGGATTTTTCATATGTGGTGGAGACTGCTGGACTCGAACCAGTGACCTCCTGCGTGTGAAGCGTAAGCCAATCTTGAAAATTCAGTATATTGTAGCAATAAAACAGTATAATGCGGTATTTATCGCGGTTACGCTATGCAAATATTACGCTATACTGTACTATACCATTCCGGTTACTAACAAATTACTATCATTTTTCCAGCTTACGCATGACGCTATTATACACGCGCTCATTGATAATCTTAAGGCTGTCCATAAGCTCATCCATGACAGCCCAAGCCTTATCATTGTCTGTGGCGGAAACGGCTCGTAAAAACTCACTGTCTCCGTAAATTTCAACAGGGGCAGGCGCGGCGGAGTACATAGCCGGAGCATGATTTGCTGTTTCTTCGCCCTGCTGGTTCAGCACCGTGTATAATACAGCCAGCTTTTCGTAATTTGACCAGCTTGATTCTTCCGTTTCAAGCCGCGCAATCCATTTTTTGATCTCGCGATCGTCTACCAAGGGGACGCACCCCCTTAGATCTCCACAGCGTCCATGCAACGCTGGATAGCCTTGCGGATGCTTTCGTCATCGGCGTTGTCCAACATCTCCTGCAACTGGCGCTTCATATCGTCCCGAGCACCGTCCCGGGAATAATGGCCGCGGACATAATGGGTGCCCCGGCGGGCATAAGAGCTGCCTTTACCATAGGTTCCGCGCATGTCCGCCTCCCAGTCACCGGCCTGGGAATATCGGCGCTGGGAATAGTTGTCATCCTCCAGCATCTCGATCTTGTCAATGTTTTTGATGGTGTCGGTCAGCTTGTGCACGATGTCGAGGTCACCCGCGCCAAGTTCTCCCTTGCGGGTAATCTCGTCCAGCTCCTTGCAGAGCATATCGCGCAGGTCATACATAGATTTCATACCCATTGTTCATTCTCCTTTCTTAGCAAACTCTTGTAATGATAAGGTTCGCGTTTCTCACGTCAATGTCCTCGCCACTAACGTTGCGGATGGACAGCGACGCGCAGCAGCCCTTTGTAACGTCAACGTACTCGGATGCCGCCACATTGAAAAACGCCTCCGCCGCTGTGGGCGTCACCGTCGCAACGGAGGACGGCAGAGGTTCACCGTCAACCGCAATGGTAACGGAGATGGGGCCGGGGGGCCCGCCGGCGCTTACGGCAATATTGCCGATAAAGTCCACCTTGTAGCGGACGCGGCACTGGGAGCAGTTACCCCGGAGATTAAACAGGCCAGAGCCTACGCGATGGGTCACAAGGCCCTTTGTGCAGGGGATCGGCGCCTCGGTAAAAAGCACGTTCTGATTTGCCGCTACGGTCTGTGCAGCAACAGCAGTGTATTCAGGCATGGAAAACTCCTTTCTAAAAATACAGCGGCGGAGCGATTGCCCCGCCGCGTTATCGTAGTATCGGCACGGGGCCGACCATTTCGCCGTTGTCGGCAAAAAGCTATGCTATGCAGTTGTCAGCAGCCGCAGCCCTGATTGCATCCGCAGCCGCCGTAACCGCTGCCTGCCCACGGGTTACAAGTAATGTAGGCAGGCGAAGGGCACGGACGCAGCTGCGAGATCAGATAGTTGTTCTGCGCGGCCTGAGATGCCGCCAGCTTCAGATTCTGATTCTCGGTCTGGAGGTCGGACAGCTTGCTTTGCGTCAGGAAGTCGAGGATGGCGCGGCTGTTCTGGTTGTTCGCGTCAATGATGTCGCGCGTGGCGTTCTGCACGGTGTTGCGCGTGTCGCACGCCTGCGTCGCCATGTCGTAGCGCACCTGGGCGATAGCTGCACGGTTTTCGCAGCAGCAATTAGCGGCCTGCATCTGCATGGCGTTGAGTTGCTGCATCAGCGCCGCCTGCTGGTTGCTGCGGGAAAGCTCGGCCTGTGCAAAGCCGTTTGCCATCGCCATGTTGGTGCCATTGACAAGCTGCGCCTGCTGGTAAAATCCGTCGCAAAGGCCCTGATTTACACTGTCGATCTTGCGCTCGACATTGGCAAAATCAGAGGTCAGCACATAGCCGTCGACCACGCCGCCGGAATTGCCGGCGTTGTTTCCCCAGCCGTTGCCGCCCCAGCCGCAGAACACAAACAGGAAAAGAATGATGATCCACCACGCGCCATCGCCGCCGAAGCCGCCAAAGCCGTTGTTCATCATACCGGTAGGCGCAACAGGCATAGTGGCCTGAACGCCGCCGTCAGAAAGAGACATAGTATCACTCCTTTGAAAAATTTTTATTCATCAAATCGTGGCCACGATGTTGATTTATGTTGATGATTACTGCATCAGGCTTTGAAACTGCTTCGCCATCTGCTGTAGCTGATTAAGCTGCTGCTGGTTTAGCCTACCACTCTGCAAGAGCTTTTCGACCTCGGCTTTGGGGTCGCCCTTGAAATTTGCTTTGAACTGGTTGAACTGCTGAACCATCTGGGCAAAGTTCCCCATAGGCCCCTGCCCGCCGCCCAGCGCGGCCATGAACGGGTTAGTCATCGTCCTCGTCCTCCTCTACCTTGTGCTTTTTCTTGCCCTTTATTTCGCCCACAAGCGCTGCCAGAGCGTCAAACTCTTTGCGGGTGACAAATTCCACGCCCTTTTCCTGCGCCGCTGTGCGTGGCGTTTCTGCGCGCTCTACAAGGTCGTAAATTTTAAGCGTCGGTTTCCCGCTTGCGTCTGCCTGCTTGAGGTAAACGGTGGGGGCGGTGGAATCCCACAGTGCTACGGCAGAGTTGGGCGCGATGAGATAACCTCTTGCCTCCTGCTCGCCGCTTACCCACTGTACGCCGCCTTGTGCGATGGGGTTCTGTTGCACTGGCTGCGACATAGGCTGCTGCATGGGCTGCATCTGTGGCTGCTGCATCTGCCGCATCTGCATGAGGTTGTCCGGCATCGGCTGCGGATAATAGGGGTTGAAATAGGGATATGCCATGTTCATTCCTCCGTTTCTTTGTCCCAGAAATAAAGCGGGATTTCGTTCTCGCTGTTCCAGCTGTCATAGATGATCCCGTCCTGAACGCACACTACATGCCCAGAGAGGGCGAGAATATATGTCCCGCGCGGGTGCTCATCGGCAAACCTGCCGACCGTGTAACAGTCCGGGCAAGTGTCCGGTATGATGTATCTCCGGTAGCCTAAGGACCGCAGATACGCGCCCCAACAGGCGTTTGCATTGGGTAAATCACCGTCCAAGTAGCCACGCATGCACAGCCGGAGATAAACCTCGCCCCAATCCTTTCCCGTGGCCTTACAGATCGCACGGACAGTGCAATCGGACACGTTTTTCCCGCAGGGATTTGGATTAAAATATTTATACATGATTGCAACCCCTATATAGGCTTTCAGCAATTTCCACATACGCTAAAAGCCCCTGGGGATCGTCTGCGTACAGAATGCAAATATCCTGCGCCATTTGCGCGGTAAACCCGCATTTGATTAAGCGCTCGTACATATTCCCGCCTCCTTGCCTCTATAATAAAAGAAATCCGGGCAAATAAACTGCCCGGATTCTGCCTTGATTCTGCAATAATGTAGTTACAGTGTACACCAATTGTGTGCAAAAACGAAAAATAGCCGCACCCAAAAAGGGCGCGGCTATTTTTAGGAATCGAATGCATCCGCCAGTTTTTGGTATGCGCGGCGGCGCAATTTGTAAAATCCATCTACGCTGATATGTAGTTTTGCCGCCGTCTGTACACAGGTGCGGCCAAAAACGTCCACGTCAATTACACAGGTTTCCTCGTCTTCCGGTAGCCCTACCGCACGGATTGTTTCTGTGGCGCGGCATGGTGCCATAGTGGATAGTTTTTTGCGGATCCTTTTGTGCTGATCTATCATTTCCCACGGTGTGCCGTGGAGGTGCGGATGCTTATGCACGGGCGTGAGGCCGGCGTAGCGGTGTCCTCTGCGCCCTCCAGTGGATTTATTTTATCCTTTATTTCAGCAGGAAATTCCAGCTGGCAGCACCGAGGATGCCATCCACGCCGAGGTCGTGGTCTGCCTGCATCCGGCGCAGACCGGTCTCCATCTTGGGGCCAAAGAGCTTGTCGCCGCTCCAAATTTCATCCGGGTAATAGCCCTTGTCCTTCATCAGCAGCATGGCGGCCCGGACGTCATTGCCCTCCATGCCACGGCGCAGCATACGCAGTTCCATGTTGATTGTTTCCTCCTTCGTCGTCGGTGCGGGTGCGGGCTTGGGCTTCTCATCCAGCAGCGCCTTGACGCTGGCCTTGAACGCCTCCCACTCCGCATTGTTCTTCCCTGCCATTTGCCGGGGGCAGGACTTCCCGGTCACGTCGTAGTGCCGCAGGACGTAGGTGTCCACGCCGGAGATGCCCAGTAGCTTGCACAGCTCCGCCGTCAGTGCCGCAGCGTTGGCCTTGGTGCGCTCGGAAACATGGTAGTTCCCGGAGCAGCACATCTCGATAGAGATACTGTTGGTGTTGCGGCAGAGAGGATGTACCGGATCAGAAGAGCCTACCGCCCACGCCCGGTCACAGACCGGTACGGACTGGTAAATGCTGTCCTCATCCACGAAGTAGTGTGCGCTGGCCTCCCGGTCGCCGCCTGCGAAATACTTGCAGTTGGCCTCGGCGGTGTCACTGACGTTGCCCGTGTAGTGCAGCACCACAAAGGCCACGTCCCGCCCGCCCAGCCGGTCATAGGTCTCTTTGCTGGCCGGGATGCTGGTGTTGATGGGGATACCGCCCGCCTTGGCGATGGGATATGCGGCAGTGATGCGCTTACCCATATCTCACTCCCCCTTGCTCAGCTGCTTGACAGCCTGATTGATGCCGGTGGCTGCCAGACCGCTGACGATGCCCACGGCAATGGCGGTGATGGGATCACCCGCCGGGAAGTCCGGGATGGGTGCCAGATAGTAGCTGACAGCCCCCAGCAGACCTCCGCAGACCCCGCACAGGATGGGGATCCACTTGTCGTTCATGCTGCTGGCCTTGCCCACCAGCCCCACGAGGTAGGTGATGACGGTGATAACCGCCACGCTTGCGATGCCAAAAGTTTCCATAATTTCTCCTTTCCGTGCCCGAATCGGGCACACAAAAAATGTTGATAAGTCTTTGTTTACTCCCCAGTATAATCGTAAATGATGGTGGCATTGCTCGCACCCCAAGGAGCATTTGCTACTTGCCCCTGCGACCACGGAACATAAATGGTAGACAGTTTTGGGCATCCGGAAAATACTCCACCAGGAATTGAGGATACCGTGCTCGTAAATTTAACCGTTTCTAACCCAGTACAATTGGCAAATGCAAAATCTCCGATTGTAGTGAGTGCGGGGGGAAGGGTTATTGATGCGAGACCTGTACCCTGCTTAAATGCATAAGCTCCAATCGAGGTCATTCCAGACGGGAAGGTCGTCAATGCGAGCTTTGGGCAGTACTGAAATGCGGCTGTTGGTAATGAAGTAATCCCAGAAGGGAGACTTGTCAATGCGAGCCTTGGGCAATTGTTGAATGCATACTGTCCGATTGAGGTAAGTCCAGAGGGTAGGGCCTTCAATGATAGTTGGTAACAATTTAGAAACGCAAAATCTCCGATTGAAGTAATCCCAGAAGGGAGACTTGTTAGTACCATCTTTGAACAATTCCTAAATGTGTAATCTCCGATTGAGGTAATTCTAGAAGGAAGACCTGTCAATGCGAGACTAAAGCAATCCCTAAATGCCTGGTCTCCAATTGAGGTGATTCCAGAAGGGAGGCTTGTTAACGCTAGCTTTGAACAATCAGAGAATGCAAAATCTCCGAGTGAGGTAATTTCGGAAGGGAGACTTGTCAATTGGAGCTTTGGGCAGCGATAAAAACCACTATCACCAATTGCAATTACATTGTCTGGCATATCTACTGATGTCAATTCCGCCAAATAAGAGAATGCATGTTCTGGAACAATTGTTCCTCGAAATTTAGCAGTAAACACTCTACCAGAACTGTCGAGGGACGTATACTCTATATAAGGGCCTGTCGGTGGTGCCTCAAGGGCGCCGGTCACGCCGCCGATCACCACATCCTTCTTGATGTTCTCGGGCAGCATAGTGTCCGGTTTTTGGATCGTCACCTTACGCATTCCTTTGCTGCTGGTGGGCAGGATGACCTGATTGCCGGAGGGCATAGACAGCTCCACCGTCCGCTCCTCGGTAGCATACACCTCCATCACCTGCCCCATGTTGACCTCCAGGTCAGCGCCGGGAGAAAAAGTTACCGCAAACTCGATCATAGCGCACCATCCCGGAGAATACGCTCCACAGGCACTTCGAATACCTGAGATGCCATGCGCTGGCCGCCTACGCCCACCCGGAGCTGTATCTTTGCGTCAATGCCTCTCCCGGCAGTAAGCGACAGGGTCTCGGCTTCCGTCAGTGTGCATGAGACAACATTCCCGTCCAGCTGTACATCCGACAATGCTTTTTCGATTTTAACCTGTCCGGCCTGCGCTACGGCCAAGGACAGCACCGTGATGCTCCCCGTGTCAATGGGCAGGCGGAATGTCAGCGTGGGCGTTGTACCTCGATACATGGGTATCCCTCCTCATACTTTAGATTTGCGATGCTCAGCGGTTGGGCAGTCTTTCCAAATCCGCTATCCTGTGATTGGCGACCTTGATCTGCTCCTCCAGCACCGGAACGCGCCGGGCGAAGTTGTTATGCTCCCGGACTTCCCGTGTCAGCTCGTCCAGTTTGGTGTCGGTGACGGCCTGCTGCGTGTCCAACTTGGCCTGCACATCACGGGTGGTCTTGTTGCTGGTGATGATTACCCCCAGCAGCGACAGGCCGCCGGTGATAAGTGCTACGACGATTGTTTCCATTCAGTAATTTCCTTTCTCCTCTGGGGCTATGTTATAAGGTGGTATCACCTCCTTACACCCCCATTTTCCATTGACCCGCAGCGAGACGATTAGGCTGTTCGCCGCCAAGCATACACCGCCAGATATGGCGGCATATTGTTATGAGCCTTCCCTCCGCCGGTCGCACCGGTTGCCGTGTTTCGGCTGATGTCAAATGCCGCCGATGCGTAGGGATAGTACCGCCCGCTGCCGCTCTGAACGCCCATATCACCCACGGTGAACGCCTTCTGGCTGTTGGTGATAAAGCCGTAATACCCCGCCTGATTGGCCGGATTGTGCGTATGGCTCGGCATCTCATTTGCGGTCAGTGTATGCGCTGCTTCTCCGCCGCTGGCCCCAGCTGCGTATGTATCACCCGCAGCCAACAGGAATACATCCTTTATGCGTTCCCACGTCCCGCCGCCAAAAAGATCGACAGGGTCGGTGGCCGCAGTGGAGATATATACACTCCCCACCGGATGTGCATAATCCAGCAGCGTCGTCCCTCCTACCGCCAGTGTGCCGTCTATTTGTACATCCCTATCAAAATAAACATCCAGCCCCACTTGAATTGCGTTTGCCTTGTCACAGAGACGGCCCAGCCCCACAGATAGCAGATGCTTTGCCAGATGGTATAGAGCATACGCTGCCGGGAGGTCACGCAACGTGGAGCCAATGCTTTCAAAGGCATCGGTTGCCACAACCCGAACTTCGTAGCGTTTGCTTTTGTCTGCGGCAAACACGGCAGAAATATCAGCAGGATCGTAGTTTCCCGCCGCCGGTCGGCCTGCCGTAGTCCAATCTTCAGCGCCGACTTCCCTATACTGTACCGCATATGCTGCGGTGTTTTTGGCAGAAAGAGAAGTAATGGCCCCGGAGAAAGTCACCTTGCCATAAGTTCCAGCCCGGTTTGCTGTGCCATCGGCATTGCAACGGGCGGCAGAAATAGCAGTAATTGCTGGTTTGCTGTAAGCAAGGACAGTGATACTTTGTGTCTTTGTAGTCGTGCGCCCCCGGCTATCTGTGACAGCACAGGAAACAGTCAGTTCGCCAGAACCGGGCAGATAATCCGTTGTACCACTGGCCGATGTCGCAGCGTAAATGCTGCCCACCTTGATACTGTAAGACTTGATGGAACTGCCCTGCACCCCGGATGCGGTGATATCTACCTTGACCTTGCTACGCAGCTGCACATATCCACCATAGGTGTCGGACACTCCTGTTGGATCGCTGATTGCAACAGACAGGGCCGGAACCACGGTTGACGGCACAGCAAGCTTAACAGCCGTTGACCACGCCCCAACATAGGTGCTGCCATTGTACGTCTTTACTGTGAGTGTGAGCGCCACAGTCTCTGCGTTTGGCGCTTGCTGTGCCAGAGACACAGGCGGCGCATTCCAACTGTACGATGTGCTTACATTCTCTGCAATCAGTTGATCTTTGACGCTGCCGCATGTGTAATAGAGTTTGTGCTTAAAGCTGCTGCTGGCCCGCTTGATGGTGATGGTCAAGGTCTCCCCCAGCGTGGAGCCGCTTGTGGTGGCCGTGGACGCTCTTGGAATGGTAGTCAGCGTCACCGTTTCCGACAAGGACAAATGGCGTGGTGTGTAGGAGCTGTCAAAGCCACAGTCCCATTCTGCTGTCAGCGCAATACTTTTCGTGCCGTCTGCATTATGGCTGACTGTAATAGTCTTGCTGCCCAGTTTGTACCATCCGGTGGAACTGTAATTATACGGATTCCATCGTTTTTCGCCCTGAAGTATATAATACGCTTCGCCGCTGCTCTCGTTTTGGGAATATCCGGTTCCGTCATATACCCACAAATCAAGACTTAATGTACTTTTGTTGTCTGCGATAGACTGGCCTGTGATTGACCAATCCAGACGCAAGCGCCAGCCTTTGTTTGTGCTGCTGTAAATGGACGCCATGTTCTCAACTCCTGTCAACTGGCAATTACATCGCAGTTTTCGTCCTCTGTCCAAACCACGTTTCCGATGCAGAGGATAGATACCTTGATACGCATTGCTTCCACGCCCTCTGCGGTGATCTGCAACTCCGGTGTGTTGTTGCGGACAAACTGCAACACATCATTGTCCAGCCGCAGCAGGATTTCATTGCCCGTTTCGCCAATGATTAGGCCGTCAGACGTAAAACGGAAAGCCTTTGTGATTTCGCTGTATTTACGCTGCAAATCACCGTCCACCTTGTCAATGCGCTCGGTTACCTTAGTGATGTCAATGCTCAGCTGGTCAGTCAGCACAGACAGCTTTGTGCTGACCTCCTCTTTGTATCTGTCAAAATCCCCGGTTTCTACATAGTTTTCCAGAGCGGACAGGATGATGGAGTTGACATTCCGCTGCAGATCGGTAATCTGCTGGCGTGTGGTCTGAATCACTTGGCTTGAAGATTCGTCCACCCGCTCAGAAATCTCCTGCCGTGTGCTTTCGATGCGTTTATCCGTTTCATGCTTGGCATCTATCTGCGCCCCCGTGTAGGTTTGCTGGGTAGCACCCAGCGTGATTTGTGTGTTGCCGGGGTCAAGAATATCCGGGGCCAACTCCATCAGCGGATAGGACGCGCTGTAGCCGTGCGGAGTGCTGAAAAGGGCCGTCATCCGGCCCACCCGGAAATGCTGGATGCCATCTTGCCAGCCCAAATCAACTGCCTTGCAGGTGATGGTCTCCGGCATGGACAGGCCATTGTCAGCCAGCGCCGCCTTTGCCTTGGCCTGAAGGTTGGCGGCAACAGTCACATCATCCCATTTGACGTGCCGGGTAATGCGCCCGTATGTGGCCACGCCAGACTTGCTATAAATAGTAAGCCCGGATTTAACAAGGTCATCTGTCAAATCACCATCTGACAGCGCTTCGATGGTCAAGCCGTCCTTGCCCTCTGGCAGAATAGCGGTGTAAATGTTTGTTCCGTCCGTCTCGCTGGAAAGGTCAAGGAGATTTTCAGCAAATTCCACAGACTGCGTATTTGTGAGCGGCAACGCAGCGTAATAATCCAGATAGTTCCCGTCATCCTCATATCGGATCAGGAGATACCCGCCCAAAGCCGATTTAATCAGCTTGTCGGATACCGTGGACATTGCCGTTGCATACTCTGATGCGCTGCGGGTGATGTAGTTGTTGCTATCGGTGACGGTACAAACACCGGGCTTGATTTGCTGCTCCGTGGACACTTGGCTGTTGTGCTGCGCCAAAATCCAGCGAAAGAAGAAATCAACCACATTCCCGTTTGCTGCTGCGGCTTTGTAGTCATCATCATCCTTGAAATCTTCCGGGAAACTGAATGGCTTGATGATGCTATCATTCAGCGCCGCCATAATGCCTTCTGTTTCAATTTTATGCGCCCCGTAGAAGTCTTTTGTGTCGGTGGTGATTCTGCCCCTGTATATGGGCAAAGTGCCGTCAAGCAGCTCCACAAGGCCGCTCATGCGCCGAAGATTGCTTAAATACGGATGGTCAGCGCACAGCGTGAAAGTCATCTCACCCGCTTTGCCCACCGCAAGCTTAACAGAGGGGTCACGGACGATAATCTTTTCATCCGCATCCGGGAGCTTCTGACGCTGAAACAACGCTGCGGCTACTTTGTCCTCGGCTATGTTGGCAATAGGATCGATGATGTCTGCGATAACATCAAACGCTCGCTCCCCCTTAATTTTTGACAGTTTCATGGTGTTACGCCTCCGCCGTACCGGCCTTGATGTAGATCTCAAATGGCACAGTGTCCTGTGCGCTCATGGAGTAGTGGGCCGTATACTCAAACGCGAACTGCCCCTTCGCCTTGTCGCTGGTCTTCAGCTGGAAGCCGCCGGTAGACAGTGCGTTCATCAGGTGGATGGCGATGAAGCCGCCATTTTTATCTCCGTTCTTGTCGGAGTAGTCGCCCACCAGCCAGATGTCGGCAAAGTCAGCGTCCGACAGATCGTTCCGAGGCGTGACCTTCCCATCGCTGGTACCCACATCGGCAGCACCGCAAAGGCTCTTTGCAATCTTGGTGTCTGCGTTAATGAACGTACCCGCAATCTTCGCCTCCCAGGAATCCACCCGTTTCAGTTCCTTCATGTTCTTGGGGCAGTTGTCGATGTCCTCTCCATAGTCCTTATAGGTGGGCGTTGCGGTAAAGCTAATGCCGCCGGTCGTCGCGCCAATCTGCCCCGATTCCCCGATGGTGCCGGTGGCCGGGGTAAAATCGGTAGTCAGAATACCGGCGTTTATCTGGAGCTTCTGAAATGCATCAGAGGGAATTTTTGTGAATTTCATATTTTCTTCCTTTCATCAGTTTTGCGATAGGTATTCCACCGTGATGTTGAGATACCTTCGCTTGATGTTTTTATCGCTTTCGTCCGCGATGTTCTGACACCACGGGGAGCCACGCTTGATCCACATTGCTCCGCCGTCATAGGCAACCATACAGCCGCCCATGCCGATTGCGTTGCTGATTTCTTGTGCCTTTGCGTTGGGCATCGCTTCGCTCTCGGTGTAATACCAGAGGTTTACCGTCAGCGCGGTCTCGCCGCTCTCCCATGATCCTGTGATAAGCTCATAGGTCAGCCACGGAAAGGTCGCGTCTTCCGGCACATTCGAAATCGGATACGACGGGAGGAATTGGGAAAACCACGCATGGAGTGCCTTGTCCTTTGTCATTTCGGCAGCTCCTTTCGTTCGGCGGTGAAGAATTTCAGTGCTCGGACGGTCGCCCCCGCGGACCTTGGCGCAGCTTTTTCCTCGGGATTCGAGGTCACACGATAGGTAATCCCCGTTTCCGTGTCGCGGAAATAGTCATTGTACTCAATCGGCACGCTCTGATTGACCAGCGCGGAATACACCGAGGTAACGCCGTCCTTTTCCGCTTTTCTCGCCTCCATAGAGGTATCAAGTGACTGGTAGTTGAGAAACTCCGCGCCCTCTTCCCACGCAGTGATGTAGCCGCCCGCTCCGTCAGGCGTGCGCTTTTTCTCCATCAAAATGCACTTGTGGGCAAAATCGTCCAGTAAACTCACGGTTCCACCCCCTTGAGCTTGCGCCAGTCATTTAACCGGCCTTTAAAAGCGCCCTGCCAGCCCGTCCCGGCGCTCGTGTCGGCATTTCCGCCGCTTGCCTTTGTGTAACTGTACCCGCCGAAGCTTTCGCTCGTGTACGGGCTTAAAACGGTTTCACCGTTCTTTTCTTCCCACGCGGCGATATCTTCGGCAAGCAAAACCACAGCCTTCGGAACAGCCAACACCCACACCGTTCCGGTAAAGGTTTCATCCGTAAGGTCAGCCGCCGGATATTGATGCAGACCGTCATTAAACACAGAGCCGCAGATGCGGAAATATTGATTGGTCAGGAGAAAGGGCAGCGCAATGCTGCCGTTCTCCACGGCGAACGTGCCCTCGTGAATCTCCACAAGGAACCAGTTGTTCAAGTGCCGTAAGACTTGTTCAAGCATTACGCTGCCCCCCTATTTAGCCCGCGCCGGCCACAGAAACGGTAGCCACGGCAATGCCGTCCAGATACTCAGCCCACAGCTTCATGCCCATGATGGCGTACATATCGCCCGTGGCGCGGCTGTAATCGCCGTCAACATGGACGCCGATCAGGTTGGTCTCGCCCTTCACGGTGTAATTCAGCCCCAGCTTGGCAAAGTCGCTGTCGCTCGGGTCTACATAGTACAGGTCGATGTTCTCCACGGGCAGAGCGATCACCTTCTTGGAGGCGATGTACTTCTCGGGCAGCAGGAACAGGGTGCGGTAGCCCATGAAGTTCTCCACGTAGTTGATGCCGAACATCGTCTGCACGGTGATCTCCTTGTCACCCAGGTAATCGTAAGCGTCGATGATGTTGGCGAAGCCCACCACCTCGGTCACGTCCTTATCCAGACCGGCAAACTTGTCCAGCACCTTGCCCTTAGCCATAGCCAGAGCACGCTGCCACGTTTTCTCGGTCACCTTCAAAGTGCCGGTACCGAGGAAGGTGTAGAAGTCGGTCAGGACCTTGTTCTGCAGGGCCACGAGGAAAGCCTCGTCGGTCTTCTCCACGGCAACGTCAGCGCCGTACTTTGCCACGCTCTCGATGGTCACGCTCTTGGCATACTTGGAAATGTCGATGTCGTCATAGGCAACAGGCGCCACCTTCATCTTGGTAAAGGGAATCTCGTCACCCTCTGCCACGGTGCCGCCCTTGAGACCGCCGTCCACGCTGGCCTTGTAGGAAACCAGCTTCGTGCCGGGGGCCTTGCGAATGGGACGCATGATGCCCATGATGTTGCGCAGCGCGTCCCAGTTGTCAGCAAAGCGGGACACAAAATCCACCTCGCGTGCGGAAGTAGTAAACTGCGCGGAAGTTGTTACATTAGTTTTCGCAGCCATAAATAGCTCCTTTCAAAAAATCAGTTGTTTTCGCTTGCCATCAAATCGGCAAGCGCTTTCTGGCGCTCCGCCGTAGACATCACATAGCGGCCTTTATCGTCCTTCTTGTAGATGTCCTCTCGGGATTTTGCGCCGCCGGTGTTTGCCGGGGGGTTGGCGGGATTCGCTCCGTGCGTCTGTGTGGTGGAGACAAGCCCCTTGTAGGTGCCGTCTACGAGTGCATCAAGGCTCTTGGTGTCCTTGATCTTCTCGCCGTCCATCTCCAATGCGGCCATTTCTTCGCCACAGCCGCGCATCGCAAGGTCCAAATTCGCGCCGGTGATGTTTTTGCTCTCAAAGTAAGCACGCACGGCCTTTTCCTTTGCCGCCTTGCTTTCCTTTGCCGTGATGTCGGTCTTAAAGGCTTCAAAGGCCGAGTGTTCCTTCTCGTACTTCTCCTTGTAACCGCCGTCACCCGCTACCTTGAGGTCGTCCAACTGCTTCTGAACGCCGGGCAGTTTCTCCGCATCGGCCTTGTAGCGGGTCACATCCGCCTTTAGGCCGTCCACGGTGTCGGTATGCGCCTCGATGATGGTATCAACCTGCTCATCGGTAAGCCCCATACCCTTCAAAAGTTTTCGTGTAAGTGCCATGACACTATCTCCTTTTCTTCGGTTCCGTTCCTTCGGAAACGATAGTTTTATAAAAACCGCTGTCCTTTGCGGTAATTAACAAAAAGAGCCAACTGCATACAATTTGTAAGCAATTAGCTCCTATTTCAGTTCGTCCTCCAATATCTTCCGGTATTGGATGGCATGGTCGGCGGCAGCAGGTTTCAAAAACGGCTGTGCCTTGTTGCCACGCGTGTAATGCCAATTTCCCTTTGCGTCCTGATACACCCACGGTGTAGGCCGTCCGCCGCCACCTTCGGCGTAAATGCCGGTTCCTAATTCCACATACGCACCGTACTCAGAATCTGTTCCGATGATTGCCGCCGGTTCCTGCTCGTCTACCACATGAGTAATGCTGTTGCGCAGATTTCCGGTATCCACGGGGCACAGCTTTTTCGCATATCCCTCTGCCACCAGCCCGCATTTTTCAAGCCCGCGCAGCAGCGCCGCTTTGATGGCAGCAGAGACTTCTTTGCTGTTGTCGGTGATTTCAACGCTCATCACAAAATACCTCTTGACTTTTTTACGGGGATTGCATATACTACCAATGAGGAAACTCATGTTTCCGTTTTATTGAGGTAATCCTCCGCCCGTTCTGGTGGGGGGTTGCCTCATTTTTTATATCGCCGCACAAAGAGGACAGACCCGTTATGCAGCGCAATTATATCTGCATTAAACGATTTGCTTCTTGTTGCTCTCGCATCCAATACAGCAATTAGTTTTTGCTTATCAATCCCATCGGCAACATCAAAAATCACCCCACCTTGGTTCCCGTGTATCTGCTTTATCGCCTTGCGCAGAGCGCTATCTGCGGCTTTTTCTGTGGAAATCGACTTTATTTCCCATTGCTTCCCTTTCCACAGCATGTCTGGCATTTTCATACCTGGCGTCTGCGATTCTTTCAATAGCACAATTTTCCCACCGAACAGCTCTCTAATTTGATTTGCAACATTTATTTCTTCTTTGTGGTTTTTGGAGCGGTACCCGTTCTCGTATCGCACCTTACCCATGCGGGGCTTGGCGGAATCTATGTATTTCTTCGTAACATCCTTTGCAGATTTTTCGCTCCCCATGTGATATGGGGATAACTGTTTGCCGCTGTATCCCTGCTTCGATGCTTCCCACTGCGCATATGTCATGTCAGATATAAGCCCGTCGCGTGTCCTACGCAGCCCGTCTGATGTATCTGCCCCATCCACGGCGGCAATCAGCGTACAGCGGCAGTTATATATCTCCCACGGTGGTCCTTGTGGGTCGCCGGGAAAACGACAACCGTTAGAAAACTTCTTGTCCTGCGCCACTTGTTCGCCGTCAAGCATGGCATGCGAGTGGCGTGTACGCGCGTCCAGCGTAGCCAACCATTCTTTTTTGAGCTTTATCCCCATCTTCTCCGCCGCTGCGTAGCTGTCCATGCGTCCGGCATTCTGTGCGCCGGTCACGGCTGTACGAGCGGTGCGGATGGCGGAATCGCGGCTCATGGTGGTAATGCGCTTTTGCAGATCATCCGCCATGTGCTTGATGCTCTTTCCCTGCAAGATGGAGCTGGTGACGCTTGCCGTGATTTGCTTCTTGCCATACGCGAGGTCGATGCCGCGTTTCAGTGCCCTGTCCTTTGGGTAGTACGGCATTAAGTCCGGCTGCTCTACCATAAGCCGCTTTACCGTCTGCTCGTCCCACAGGTCAAAGCCGATATTCCCGGTGACACGTTCAATGGTGTAAGCCGCATAATTGCGGTTCAGGCTGTAAATACCCGGCGTCGCATCGTTGGTATAGGACACCGCCACAGCGTTTGCATCGGTCGCCCTCTGCGCAACCTTGTCGCGCATGGCCTGATAGCGTTCCCCGCGCCCGATCTGGTTGAGCCGCCATTGCTTATAGTCGGCCTCCGTCCATTCCTTGCCGTTCTGCACGGTGCCGATCAGAGCCTTCATTTCCTCGTCGCGCTTTTTGAATTGCTCAAAATATGCGTCGATGGTAGCTTGCAGTTCTTTCCCCGCCTCGCGGTATAGCGTTGCAATACGCCGCTCCAGCTTCGCAAGCTCCTTATCGGTCAGCTTGTGTCCGAGGTCACTGCTCGCCATCGCCGTTCACCTCCGGCGCATCCGGTTCCGCAAAGCTCCGGTCAATCTCTTCTGCCGCCTTCCGCTTTGCCATATCCTCGTACTGGTCAATGTCGCCGTTGATGGTCAGCAGCTTCTTTGTAATGTATTCGTCATCGTAATACGCCGCACCCAGAAGAATGTTCTGCGTTTCCTCGCTCTTGTTGATGATCTGATTGCGCGTGTAGCTCGGCTGGTCCTCAATGCCTGCCAGACGCAGAATCTCAGCAATAAACCGCGTGACCTCGGATTCAAACTTATCCGTTTTCAAATCCAGAGGCACATAGCTGGCCTTGATCGCGGTCGCCGTCTGGTTGCCGGCAGATACCGCCGCCGCGTCAAAGCACTGGAAATCCTCGTATAGCTTTTTCTTGAGCATATCAATGGTGCTGCTCGTGCCCTCATACGGGGCCTCGATGGTCTTGCTCTCCACCTTTGCGCCATCATCGCCGTTGGCGTGGGCAACGTGCGTGGTTTTCAAGCGCTCCACAAACTTTGCATCGTCGAGGTCGTCCATGCCGTTGCAGTTAGACAGCACCCAATAAATCAGGTTGCCCTCATCCACATTGTTAACCATGTTCGAGGACGCCAGATCCAGCGCGTCGATGGTGTTGCGCTTGCCGACAATCTCGGATAACCGCCGCTTGTTGTTTTTCAGCGGCACGATGGGAAAACTCGGATAATTCCCACCGTCATAGATTTCGGTTTCGCCGACCTCCGCCTTGCGCTCGATTAGCTTATAGCTGCGCTTTGGCTGCATGACGGCCATATCCTCGCCGCTGGGCTGGAAATACTCGGTAAATCCGTCGATCTCATACAGCGTCGCTCTCAACGGCTTATCCTGTGCCACCTGCCAGAACCGGATACCGGCTTTCATTGCACCGTCCTCTTCATCATAGAGGGGGACGAACTCAAGCAGAGAGAACACCCGCAAATGCGTCAAATCCCAGAAGCCGAAGGACACGCCTGCGATTTTCGCTTCACGCGCTGCATCCATGACTTCCTGGTCGAAGTCCGGGCATAGCTTGTTCGGCGTTTCCTTCTCCGCAAAGGTTACGCCGTTACCCAGAAGATAGGAAACTTCCTGATCCACCGCCAGGCCGAAGAAGCGGCTGGCCAGCTTATGGTTTGCCGTCCACATATCCGTGTGGGCACGGCCCTGCATATCGTAGATGATCTTTTCATAGCGATTAATGGTCGGATTCAGGCCGTTGTAATATTCCTCAGCATCCGCCGCCGTCTTATATGCGTGGGATTCACGATGCGCGTTGATCGCGCTGCGGATAAACTCAATGCGCGCCTGCTCGTTGTCACCGACTGCCACGAGGTCGTTATATGTTTTGATAGCTGCTCACCGTCCTATCTGTTCCAAAGTGGTGTATAATCGCGCCGATACGCCTTGTTCTTCAGGACTGTATAAGCAAAATAGCGCGTCTCGTCCATTGCGTGATCGTTTTCCTTGATTGGCCTGTCATCTGTGGATTTTTCGTCCCACCGATACAGTCCAAACTCTCGAATGCAGTCTTTACAATCTCGGTGTATCTTGATTACGCCGTCCTGCAAAAACCGCGCTGTAGTCATAATGCCATTGGTTACGTCGTTGCTGGCCTTTCGCACCATATAACCGCGCCGCCGCAAAACCTCGATAAACGAAGCGGCAGACGGGTCAACGATAATGCTTTTGACATCCGCCTCGCCAATGAGCTTTTTAATTTCGTCAGCGTATTCCTCGTCTGTCTTGTTCTTTTGGTTCTCGCGCCCGGAATAGTAATACTCGCGGACGCGTGTGGCCGTCTTGCCGTCCCAGCACCACAGCCCTGCAGAAAACGGGTTAAGTGTGCCGTAGTCGCAGGAAACATAGTATTCTCCCTTTTCCGGCAGCTCGTCCACAATGCAGCTCTCGTCAAACATGGGATAGATCAGCCCCTCGGCCAGCACCCACAGTCCACGGATGTAACGATCATAAAACACGCCCGTAAACATCGACTGATACCGCTCCAGCGTTTTCTGCGACAGCCCGGGGTTGTCCGTCATTTCAAAATGCAGATACAGCGCGTTCCGCTCTTTGTTCCTCTGTATCCACTCTGTATAAAACCAATGCTGTGGACTTCCCGGGTTGCAGGAAAACCACAGCTTTGCACCATCTACCGAGCAGCGGGTCAATGCCTGTTCCACGAACGAACGCGGCATCAGCACCACCTCGTCCAGCAGCGCCCCCGCCAGCGTGCGGCCTTGGATCAGCGTATAGCTGGCCTCATCCTTGCCGCCGAACACCTCAAAGTAATTCGTCACGGCTCCGCGCCGCACTTCCATCACCTTGTCGCCGCGCCGCCAGCGGATGAGATAACGTTCCTTTGCAAGGCTCATCGCCGTGAACGGCACGATGATGTTCTTGGTGCAGCTATCCACCGTGCGGCCACACACGCCGAAGCGCTGACCGCTGAAATTCTCCATCGCCCAGCGGACGAACGCCCACATCATGATAGAGGTCTTGCCGGAACGCACGGCACCGTCGCAGATCAGCGCGTCATACTTGGAATAGGGGAAAGCAAGGATTTTCTGCTGCTTCGGGCTAATCATCGCTCTCCAACCCTTCCGCCATTTCACGCAGGCTCACACTCAATGCGTCATCCTGCGTGTTGTCAGTCGGCAAACCCAGCTCCACAATATCGCGCTGCCCAAGGTACTGTTTCCCCAGCCAAATCGCCATGCTTGCGTTCTTTGCCGCAAGCTGCCACTGGCTCCGACGCAGCGAAATTTTCCCCGCTCCTCGCTTTTGCTTAAATACCTCGGAAAAACTGGCATGATAGGTGCGCTTACACCAACTATCCAACGTTTTATCGGTCACGTCAAACCAGCCGCAGATTTCCTCAAGCGTGCATTGCAGGCCGCAGAGGTTCTCGAACTGCTTCTGATCTATTTCCTTTCTTGGCCTTGCCATACGCGCCCTCCTTTCTCGCAGTCAGCTTTCTCGCCACCAATGTATGCAGGCCATTCATGGCCCCTGTAATATCGCCGGACTTAATCAGCCCGTTCAGTGTTTTCATCTGCTGTGTGGATAAATACTGCTGGTTTTTCTTCAACATCCTCCGCGCAGTCGCCTGAGCATCAGTCATGCAGAAGCACCGCCTTTTCTCCGGTAAACTTTTCCCATCGATCAATAATGACGTCCGCATACTTCGGATCGTACTCCATGCAGAAAGCGTGTCTGCCATTCTGCTCCGCTGCCATGATCGTTGTGCCGGAGCCAGCGAACAGGTCGAGGACATTCTCTCCCGGCTTGCTGGAGCACTGCATCTGGTAATCAAACAGCTTAATCGGCTTCATGGTCGGATGCTCTGCAGACTTGACGGGCTTATCGAAATTCAACACGGTTGTCTGTCTGCGGTTCTTGAAGAAGTAGTGCTTCTTCCCTTCCGTCCATCCGTACAGGCAAGGTTCGTGTGCTTCCTCTTCAATCTCGCTCTCACCATACAGGCAAGGCTCATGTTTCCACTGGAAATCTTGTCTCCCCATCACAAGGGAGTTCTTCACCCAGATCAGGCACTGCCGGACACGCAGCATCGCATCTCTGCACGCTCCTCGGAAGTTATACCCCTCGCTGTCTGCATGCCAGATGTAGAACGGAGCACCGGGCTTCATGACTATCGCCGCATTGGAGAATGCATCCGTCAGGAAACGCCTAAAGGCCGTATCCTCCATATTGTCGTTCTTAATCTTCCCGGCGGTGCCCTGATAGTCCACATTGTACGGTGGGTCTGTGAGCAGCAAATCCATTTGTGCCCCCCCCACGAGCTTCTGTACGTCTGTCAAAGATGTGCTATCTCCGCACATAAGGCGATGGTCTCCAAGCTGGTACACATCGCCAAGTTTGCTCTTCGGCTCTGCCGGTAAAACAGGATCGTAGTTGTCCTCTACCACTGACGTGTCGAGTTCATCACGCAGACCCCAATCAAAGTCAAAAGCAGACAAGTCAAGCCCCGGCAGCTCATCAGCCAGCAGGTCAAAGTCCCAATCGCTCTCGTTGCTCTTGTTATCCACCAGCCGCAGGGCGTTCACCTGCTCCGGTGTCAGATCGTCCACGCAGGCACAAGGCACTTCTTCCATGCCCAATTTCTGAGCAGCCAACGCTCTGCAATGCCCAATGACGATAACTCCATCACGGTCAATCACAATCGGCTGCACAAAGCCGTATTGCTTGATGCTCTCCGCAACATTGTTGATTTGCCGTTTATCATGCTTTTTTGCGTTGCCGGCATACGGCACAATATCCGCAAGCCGCCGTTTTGTGATTTCCATGCTTTCCTCCTGTTTTGTCACCAGCCCCCACCCCTTGGCTACAGTAACAGTCTTTCCCCTCCCATGCGGCCTTCTGGAAGCTCTCAAACATGGGTTACACATATTCCGGCACCACACTGCGCTGCGCCTTTTCGTCAGCCGCACACTGTTTTTGCGGATTAACTGTCCGCCGCTGTGGCCACAGCTTGTGTGTACTTAACTTCTCGCACTTCCTCGCCCGCTTGTGTGGTTGGCGCGGCATTGCAGTCCTGCCCTGCTTTAGCGCTTCGGGAAAAGTCCCCGTCACTCGCTGTGGTCTCCCCTTACGGGGCACCTATACCGCATATATGCCCGGTTTCCACGGTTGCCCCACTTGTTTATACTCCGTTGGTGACTCCGTTTAGAGTTTGGCGCAGGCGGCTGGACTCGAACCAGCGACCAAGGGCATTCAATCGCATATCCCTTCGTGCGATAAAGCTCTACCGACTGAGCTACACCTGCATATATAGGTGCCGTGTGGGAGGTGCGACCTCCCGCCCCTGATCTTGGGGTGCAACGAGCGCACGGCATATAACAACAGCCCGCAGGTTTCCCTACAGGCTGTTTATACCGGTATGACCTTTCGGTGCCAGAAGGTGCGCCCAATACCGGCGGCGCATAAGATGGAGGAAACGGGTTGAGTGGAAAGACGGGTGGATGACTATTCCTTATCATCCACTGTACCTATTGTAGCACATCATTAGGCGGAATTTGTGCCAACTTTCTCTGCAAAACCACAATATATGGCTATGTCATAGAGAAATTGCTCTTTCCGGCGGCTGAATGTCCGCTCACTTATCCCCGGTACGATAATCTTGTTGCGGGAATACTTATGCTTGCCCTGACAGTTGCGCATGATCCCCTGTGTAAGCTGCTTTCGAACGCTCTCGCTCTCCAAATCCCGCCCACATCGGTCTATGGCATATTCAACAGCCCGCATTTTCTTGGTTTCCGGCCAGTTCTCTATGGCGGCAAGCTGCTCCGCCTTGCTCTCGGCCGGTCTACCAATACCGGGGGAGCGGGGCATACCCTCTGTTGCACTGTTCCCGCCGCTCAGTATCTCGCTCCTTGCGTCGTTGTACGCCTGTACCCGCCGTGGATAACCTCTGACATAGGCAATGCACTCAAGCCGCACATCATACGGCAGCGTCTGTTTTCGGCTCATGCCAGCCTCCTTACTCTGCGTTGTTTATCAGTTTGTAGTCGCTCCGCAGAGCGTCCGCAATATCCTTCTTGGTCACATAGCCACTGTTTTTTGCGTCCACCAGCTCCACAAGGCATTTTTGCAGATACTCAACACTCATAGTGTCGTGGCTGTCCGGCGTTTCCTCCAACACGTGGAATCCAAATTTTGTAAGCAGCACTTCGGACACCAAATCCATGTTTTGCTTTGTCCCCATCAGCTTGCCCTGCTGGTACGCTTTCATGGGGTTGTTGGGCAGGGTTTTGCCGTCAATCCTCATTTCCGTCCCTCCTTGATCTTGTCCATCAGAAGCAGCCGCACAGCTTGGCAGAGTGCATATACAAGGCTATTCTGCCAAATGCTTCGCCGCTCCTTAATGCGGCACATACCGTTCTCGATTTCCTCTAATGCTTCCAGCATTGCGTCCTTATTCGCCATTGCTTGCCCTCCACGGAGTATCCACGCATTCAGTGTGGACAATCTCCATCTCGATCGCCCACAGTAGGTTCCACGCCGCAGCTACAAGGTGCGGCTCATCCACATAGCCCGCCAGATATTTCGCCGCATGGCGAATAGCGGAATCTAACAAACTGTGGGTTGGGATCCCTTTATCGACATTATGCTCCCCGTATTTCAAAGCGCCCGCCTCGCAGTGCTTCGACACTTCCATGATAGCCGACCAAGGGAGCAAATCCATCCGTCCCTTGCCCGTGTGCATATCCCGGAGTGCTCCGCTTGGAAACTTTGTTCTTTCTCCGCTGTCTTTAATCATAGTCCCTCCGTTCTCCGTAACTGCAAAAATCGTCAGCCTTTACATACGGTAGTCCACCAGCGAAATCACATCCGCATTCGTATTCATCCGGCTTGTAATGCTTGCAGTCCTTGCACCGCACTACTTCCACAGCGTCAACGGTTGGAACAACATACTTGATTATGTGATATGCTTCTGTAAATCCCTCGGCAAGATTATCAAGATGAGTTTCACCGTTGTGTATCAATTCGTTCGTTTCCTTGTATTCTTCGTCAAACAGTCTCAATGCTTCATCAACGTCAATCAGCCGCATCGCCGTCACCTCCGTCCATCTTGGCCCCGCAGTTGGGGCAGTAATCAAAATCTACGCCGTCAAGTGTACCACCTTCGATAATGCCAGCCCACGCCCCGCACACGCTGCATTTGAACTCGCAATGCCCTTCTTTATGCCATTTGTAGACATCTCTCCCATGTACCACCGGGGCCACATCGGCTCCGGTGACATCACTTGCCTGCCGCAACACTTTGGCGGCCTGCAAGTATGGGATTTCCTGTGGGCTCTCCGAGAACACATCCTTGGTGTAAACAGCAACGTGATAGCGCTTTGTGTTCTCGATTGCCCTCGCGCCGGCGTTCATGGCAAGCATGAGTTCTTCCGTGCGCTCGATGTATTCAGCCATTGTCAGCCCTCCTATTCCACGCCGAGATTGCGGTTTCTTCTGCCCAAGACTTTTTAAGTGCCCAAAATTTCATGTCGGCTCCGCACTTGCACTTTATCTCAGCACGCCAACCGTCATCACCAGAGGGGACACCATTGTACTTTGACCTGACAACGCCAATTTTTGTATTGCCACAGAACGGGCAGGGTTTCAATTCAGTCATTGTCAGCCCTCCCATAAAATTCCTCTAAGTCATCCTGCGCCTTGTCGACAAAATCGGGGCAAGCCAAGCATTCCGGTAGCGGGTAATCCGTCATCGGGTCAACCCGTCCGAGACAATAGATGCGGTCTTTCTTGCCGTCGTTCCATTCGTGTGACGGGCGCCCTCGCTTGTCCAGCGCGCACTTAGCCGTTGCCATCCTTCATCGCCTCCAATGCTTTCTCCGCCTCCTCGCGGGTCAGAAATACGGTCTTACCGATTTCCCCGGCGTTTATGCCTGACAGCGATTGCCAAACAAACCCTTCTACAATGTCCCACTCGATAAACGAGCCGAACAATCCCACGCGGATGGCTCTAACTTTATACACACTGATCGTTTTCCGACCCGTTACTTCGTAAAGCCTGTCACACAGATTGCACGGCAGCACCACCAGCCGCCCGTCCTTGTCGGCCTCTGCCAGCTCCCGCAGGCGGCCATAACCTCCTCCGATGCTGTTCAAAACCGACATCATTGTGCGCCACTCTCCCGACATACTGTGGACTTCTCCCGGCGTCAGCCCCGTGTCCTCGTAGGCTTTCAGCCGCTCCCACACTTGCTTTTGTGAGCAGTTCCCGCCATGCTGGCAAGGCAGCTCCCGGCACTGCGAAATGTCGCAGAAATTTCCATCAAATGTAATCCGTTCCATCATCCGTTCCACCTCGCCGTCTTTTCCTGCACACCCCATTGAAGCGCGTCCTCGTGGCTATCAAAGTAAAGGTCAATGCGGTTTCCGCTGACTGCTCCGCCCACATCCTGCGCTATGTAGATATGCCCATCGATCTCCACCTCTGTCCCCAACGGGATAACATCGGGGTCGGTAGCGATGGTCACGCCCTGTGTTGCTTTCGCTCCTGTGGCTGTATAGCCGTTTGAATACGCTCCACAGCATTTTTCGCAGGGGCAGTATGCTGTCACGGTCATGGTGCTTTCGTGCGTGTAGGCGGCTTTCTGTGGCGTTTCTTGGCGGATTACTTCCGCCACCATCGGGGAAACAGGTTCTTGCTCCTCCACATATTCCGCTTCTGCGGCAAGTGGCTCCACCCACAATATCCCGGCGGCAATCAGCAGCCCAAGGGCCGCACCTCCGACAACTGTAAATATGCTCTTTCTGCTCATTTTCTTCCTCTCCCGTATACCATCCATTGCATAGATACCCCAAGCGCATCACAGATATGTGCCAGCACCCACACCGATGCGGTGCTGTGTCCACACTCAATATAGCTGATCGTCGATGGTGCTACACCAGATTCCAAAGCCAAATCATTCTGCGACATAAGTTCCTTCTCTCTCGCCGCCCGCAGGCGCTTCCCCATACCCGCAAAATCTGCCGTCATGTGTATCCTCCTTTCTATCATCAGGATCGTACTCTGGGCAACTTACCACCAAAAACGATGTGTATTTTTCATTTTTTGTCGGGATTGCATTCCATCCCTTTACCGGCTCAAATCGTATAGGCCAGCCCTTTTTCGTGTAGTCTACTTCTGTCCATGAGCATTTTCCATACGCTTTTCTACAAGTCCAGCAAAGCGTTTTCCCTCCAGTGGTAATATGCTCCTTCACAAATTTTCTCCTCCTCTCACCACTCAACCGTGACTTCACATTCCTCCGGCATAAGTATGCGTAGATTTTGCAAAACACTTTCCCGGTCTCCCCGGATAGTGAGCCGTGCGTGAAGCAGTTCTGCACTTCGCACGTGCAACGGTCCTGCACTTCGCACCGGCGTTGGTCCATCGGACTGTTTTTCTGGCGTTTCTTCCACCACTTCGGATGTGTGCCACTCTGATAGTTTCTTTTGCCACAAGTTAAAGTTCCGACCACCTCGCACAAACGGCACCCCCAGTTTTTTCCCACACGCCATGATGGTGGCACTGCAACAGCCCATTTCTTCCGCAAGGTATGTAGCTGCACCGCCGCAAGACTGCATATTCCTCAGATATTCCCGCTTAATGTCGTCCGGCATCGCCTTGAAATCTTCCCAAGGCATAGGCCGTGTGATGTTGTAAGTTTTCACCGCTCCGTTTCGCTCCTTCCTCTGTGCCGCAGTGAGATAGTCACTGGGCAATCTGCATTTCCCACGCTTGCGGTTCACATGGGCAAACGCACCTCTTGCAACACGCTTTTTCTGCACGATGTCATAGTCAAAATCATTCATAGGCGGTTATGCTCACCTCCGTGCGTGGATTTTCCTTGTCGTACAGTACCCGGCTCCCGTCATGGCTGACAATAACGCCGCAGTGGTCGTCCAGCAGCACCCGCGCCTTGACCAGCACATCGTCCACAGCCTCCAGCAGATTGGTTAAATCCACTCGCCGCTTGGTTGGCATATAAAACAGGCATTTAACCTCCACGGGGTAATCTATCGGCTCATGCACACCAGCCTTTTTGCAGTACCACACGGCCTTTGCCTCGTAATCGATGTACTTCTGCGACGGCATGATAAACGATTTCCCCGTCTTGCTGCTGTGCATAATACGCTGGCTGTTTTTCTTTGTAACCGGCGGCAGGGGTATGGTAAAACTTACGCTCATGTCAATACCTCACTCCGATGTAGTCCAATACTCTGGCGTAGCCAAGCCCCTTTTCAGTTGGCTTCCACAGGCCGTCCACAGGGTCATACGCCCCACCGCCAATGCAAAATTCGTAGTGCTTCGGATGCGTATGTTTCATCCTCTCAAAACGATTCTCGCCTTTTTCCAGGTGTGCCCCGAACGCGCAGAACATGCACCCCGTGCGCTGGCAACCCGTGCAATGCAGCGGCTTTTCGATGAGCGTCGACGGATAATCATTATCGCCGTCGCCCGCCACGATGTCTCCGTATACGCTGCAATATGGGATGTTTTCGTCCTTTAGGAACGCAAGCACGTCCTGATCTGTCCAGAAGCTCATAGGCTTGCTCATGGGGCGTTTGCCGTCAAAGGCGTTGCAGCCCGTGCGCTTCCACTCTTTTTCTCGCTGCTGGCTCTCGCTCGCCATCATCGCGGTAAACGGCACGTAACCGCTCACGGCCTCTAACTGCTTGGCGGGTGCTTTTTTCATCACGTCGCAGCACTGCTCACTAATATGGAACGGCGCATCCTTGAGATAATGCCACTTGTCCGCCAGTTTCATCGTCGAGCAGTACACGCCCTGCCGGTTGTAGCCGGTCAGATACAGATTGACCGTTGCATCGTTCTGCCCGTGCGCGTTTTGCAGATCGCGGATAAAACGCGCCTGCTTTTTGCCGATGACGGGATAGCCGTACCTTGTCACCACCTGCCGAATGTTCATCTTCGGGCGCAAGCGGTGGAGATTAACGGTCACGCGAGCAAACTCCCGCCGCAGCCAATCCGCGTACTCGTTGACAAATTTCTGTATCTCCGGGTACTCAAGGTCGGTGTTGACAAACACCAAATTAAGCGCCCACGGAGGTGTGCGAAACGACGATAGATACCTTGCAGCCAAATACGCCAGCACCGTGCTGTCCTTTCCTCCGGAAAATGACACATAACACTGCCCGCCCCACGCGGTGTACCACTCGTCCAGCTTCTCGTAGCTGGTAATCACCTTGTCCTCTAAATCCAAAGCCAGCAGTGATTTCGCCGCCTCTTTCGTCAGCGGAGTGTTAAACCGTTCCATTTCCACCTCCCATCTCCATCTGCCCGTCCACCTGCATAGCTCTGGCAAGGCGGCGGTATGTCCCCAGCTCGTCCAATGCCCGCTTGCGGTACATGGAAAGTAAGGCTTGCTTTTCTTCCTCCGTTTCCGCCAGCTTGTAGCCGCCGTCTTTCATGGCAACGATAGGCACACCCTGCCGCCTCTGCTCCCGTATCATCCGGCGGTTCTCTCTGTCCGGCATACCGGTCAATGCTTCAAGGTTTTTCCGGGTGTATGTAATGCCGGGAATCATGCGTAATGTGGTCATGTCAATCCTCCCCAAATCTCAGTTTCGTCACCGCGATGGGAAACTGCTCGATCTCGCTTGCCCACTTGGCTGTGCCATCTCCGTGCGTTCTCTGCCAGCACAACGGGAAACCGCCAATTCCATCGAATAGGCTGCCCATCGTTGCACCCTCCGGCAAATACGCCGCCATACGATCAATGAGCCATTGCCAAAACGGCAGGGCGATGGAATTACCGAGTGCCTTATACCGGGGGCTGTACGCATCCTTGTGGCGCTTGCCTTTGCTGTCCATCCACTCGCCAATGTCTGTCCAGCCGTCCGGGTAGCCCTGCAGCCGTTCGCACTCCATCGGGGTAAGGCGTCGCACAATCATGCCCGTTCTCACGGTGTTCTGCAAATTGTAGCTGGTTCCTCCGTTTGATTTTGCCTGCAAAGTCCCGTTTGTTTCGCCGCCTTCACGAAAGCTTCGGCAGTCAATAGCGCACACAAGGTCTGTGCTGTCCTTAAAGTCCCGTTGCTTGCAGCTGCTTGCAACCTCTGTCAGTGCCTGCGAAGGCATTACGCAGTCTCGCTGAGTTTCCATGCAGAAAATCGCCGGATTATTTACTCCCCCGCCAACGCCACCTTGTAGCGTCGGGGCTTCTCCCTCTGTGCCAAAAATCCTTTTGCTTTGACAGTCCCACTGCGTCAGACAGTTTTGGAAAATCGTCTGGTCGTTGCCGGTGCCGAGCGTGCCGCTCTTGTCCTCCTGAACTAAAGCGCCTTTTCCTCCTCCGTCACAGCCCCCTCTGATTCGGACTGCATAAGAAGCACCGCTTTCAGCGGTTCCGGCAAGTCTTTCCCCCGCCGCTCCGCTCTCCGCAGGATGCCCTGACACGCTTTTGCACTCAAAGAGTATTTCTCCTGCGGTGTCACCTCCAAAATCTGCGACAATCGAGATTCTACGGCGGCGTTGGGGGACTCCCCAGTATTGCGCGTCATGCACTCGCCAAGCCACGCTCCATCGTCCTCCCACTTCATCGTGGTAGCCCCCCCAAGTTGGCCAGCCTTTTTCAGGCACTTCAATATCGGGGGCTTCCGGCTCTTCGATGCGGATGATCTCCTCGAGGACCGCCGCGAAGTCGCTCCCTCCGTTGCTTGAGAATGCTCCGGGAACATTTTCCCAGACCATAAACCGAGGTCTGACCATGTCACCTGTCCGTCCATTTTTTCTGTCATGCTCTCTCATCTCCCTCACGATTCGAACCTGCTCCATAAACAGTCCACTTCTTGACCCGGCCAGACCCGCACGCTTACCAGCAATGCTCAAGTCCTGGCACGGGCTTCCGCCCGTTATGCACCAAACAGGCTCGATATCAGCCCCGCTGATTTTGCAAATGTCTCCAAGGTGCTTCATGCCCGTTCCTCCCGCTTGGTCATTTCAACCTCCAATTCTGCTTTTTCCCGATGTTCAGCATATAATCCTTCGCCCTCTGGTTGATTCTGCTTCCAATCGCCTCGTCCCAGCTCAAAATGCGGTCAATGGTCAGCTCCGTGGAGATGATCGTAATTGCATCCGGGTTGATGTACCGGGCATTCAGCAGGTCAAAGGCAATGTTTTTGTCGGCATCCGTAACGCTGCCCTTTAGAAAATCGTCGATATACAGCGCACGGACGGTTTTCAGCGGGTGCATGGCTTCGGCGTATGCCTCCGCATCGTTTACCTTCGCCTTGATTGCCGGAATATCTCCCCGCCATTGCACATACCGTACAGGGATCCCGCCGTCCATCAGCTTGGAGCAAATCGCCGTACACAGGTGCGTTTTCCCAGTACCGGGAGAGCCACCGATGAAAAACCACTTGCCTTTCCGGTCGGTCAAATACCTCTCCGCCGCTTGCTTTGCGGCCTGTTGCCAATACTCCTGAGTTTGGAACGACTCAAAGGTGCAGCTATCCAGCAGTCCCAGAAGCCCGGAACGTTCCATGCGGAGCCTATTTCGGCGGATGATCTCGCATTTGCAGGTTCTGCTCACCAGTTCGCCGCTTTCCGTGCGCCGAACGGTGTATCCCAGCCCGCCGCAAATGTCACAGCCATGTTCCGACATGGTACTCCTCCTTCGTTTGTTGCGCTCCGGCCTCCGTCAGCACATCATCCCACCGGCCTTGATTCAGCCACGTGGCTGGGTTTGGGATGTATTGACCGTTATCCTTGCGCCACTGTTCGCTGTTTTTCTGACTGTTGACAGCATCGATAAGCGTTTTAACCGGCACAGAAACCTTGGAAAATGCTTTCTTTGCGGCCTGCTTTCCGACTTTCCGGGGATATGCCGCCCAAAACGATTCAAACGGCGACGCGCTATTGTCTTTGTCTTTGTCTTTGTCTTTGTCTTTGTCTTGTGTCTTATGTCTTATGTTAGGCATTTTGCTTTCGTTGGCTTTATTTTGCTTTAAGTCGCTTTTGTTAGCTTTATTGCCCCTGCCGCCCTTCTTCCCGTTCTCGGAGTAAGAGGCAGATTTTTTATTGTCTCGGTCTATCGTGGTCCGGAATACTGGAAACAGAATACCCTCTCGCCCGTCGAGTTTTGGCTCAAGCCCTGACCGCGCATATTCCAGTATGGCGATAAATAGTCTCCCTCGCTCGGCATCTGACAAGGCGGCTGTTTGCTCTATCCAGTCAAAATAGGCTTTGACATAGCAAATATTCATTTTTACTCCCTCTTGTGTGCATCCATGTGGCAGTCCTTACAAAGCGTAACTCCATTCTCTACGGAAAACCTACATTCCTTGTTTTTCGCCCACGGCATCAAATGATGTGCGTTTAATTCTCCTCCTCGCTTTCCACAAACATGGCAAGTATATTTATCTCTCGAAAACACAGCCTTTCTCCACGCCGCATACTTCGGGCTTCCGCGCTCTCTTTGATTCTGTGGGGTTATGCCGCCTTTCCAGTTCGGGTGGTTTTCTCCAGATCGGTACTTTGGTCTATCCCTGTCTATCTGCGCCCGCATCATCGGGAATAAAAACCGTTCGTTCCCGCCGAGCTGCGGGGCTTCGCCCGTCCTTGCATAAACCAACAAGGAAGCGAAAAGCCGCCCCCTCTCTGCGTCACCGAGCGGTTCTATCGCATCTAAGTAATCGATGAACAGCTTGATGTATGTCATATCCGCCATGCACTTACTCATTGCGCGGAAGTAGGCAAATACCGATTCCGTGATCCGTAAAAATGCTGGCTAACAGCCCTGCATCCTCCTCCGAAAGATCATCAATTCGTAAGACATTGTTAATAAGAGAATCGGAAAGTGCGTCTCGGATGCTGTCGGCATCGTGGATAATCGCGTCAAATGTCATCCCTCGTCACCTCCAATTAGAACGGCAAATCGCCGTCATCCTCGGAAATCTCCGTGAAGGTCTGCGTGGGCTGCTGCGGTGCGCTGTCCTTGCTGCCGCAGAAATGTACCCGGTCCGCCGTCAGCTCCACCACAGTGCGCTTGTTGCCAGTCTTGTCCTCGTATTCCCGGCTGGAGAGCTTGCCCTCTACGATGATCTCCTTGCCCTTAGCAAAGTGGTTGCAAATCATCTCCGCCGTACCCTGCCATGCCACGCAGGGGAGAAACAGCTTCGTTTCTCTGTCCTTAATCTTCTCGCTCCACGCAACACGGAAGCTGCACACTGCTGTTCCGCTGTTGGTGCGGCGCAATTCAGGGTCAGAGCAAAGCCGCCCCTGCAAAATCATTCTGTTTACCATCGTTTTCCTCCTTACAAATAGCTTTTTCCAAATTCACGGCGGAAGTCATCTTCCGTCCATCCCTGTTCCTGCATGGCCTTTAACTGGCCGTATCGGCGCAGGAGGCGCATTTGATTCCCGTTGCGGTGTACTGCCAGCCCTCCGTTTCTATGGCACCGTTCGCCGCAGAGATACACTACAAGGCCGTATTTCTCGCTTTTGTTGCGGTATGCGCCGCCGAAGATGTGCCTAATGGTGCCGCTCCAGTGGGTCACCCGCTCCATTTCTGCCGCACAGGAAGCACCGTCTTTCATCAGTCACCTTTATCACCTCCCAACGGCTGGGCTTCGCCCCAGCGTGATTTTAGCGCATCCAACTCCTGCGGTGTCATAGTCTCGATTCCAGCTTCTCGGCAATCGGCAACGATCTGGTCAATCAGCCGTGACATCTGCTCTGTGTCGTAGGTGCTTGAGCCGTACCAAACCGCCACGTTCACGCATCCCGGAATTTTGCTTGGCCCTTGTTCCGCCATCCAGCCGGTTCCTTTCGCCTCCCATCTGCGGCAGAACTCGTCCGCCGCCTTTGATACCATGCACACAACATCGCTCACACCACCAATGATCCTGATTTCTTCCCGGTACACATCATTCCTCGGGATCCCATAGTGTGCCGCCAGTTTATCCAGCAGCACCCACGCATAAGCGTTTGCGTCAAGGCTCCTGCCCTTGCGCTTGATCTGCGCCACATACTGCTTGTCCGGCTTCATCTCGTCACAGATGGTCATTGCAGAGGCGGGGGACTGCACCCGGAGGCACAGCCACGCCCCATCGCTGTCCTGCTGCCACCGTGCGGCGGTCACATCAGCCTGCAACATTGTCCTGCTCCTTCTTTGCAGCCTTCATGCAGCCGGCGCACATCTGCGCTCCGTAGCGGCCCTTGGAGTACTTAACCATGTCCTTTACCGTCCACATTTCGCCGTTGCGCTTCCTGACGGACACAATGTCAGCTCCACATCGCTCACACACCGGAGCAGCGTTCCGCTCCTTCTCGTCCAGCTCGGCGGAAGAAATTTTGTCCGGGTCCTCGCCGGTGGGAAGCGCAAAGGTCCGCAGCCACATATACTTAAACGCATAGGTCATGGCCTTGCCGCTGCCCTTGTCTTGTGTGTCTGCTCCATCTCCGCAGGATGCAATCTCGATGTATTCCTCCGGGTTTTCCACGTTGACCATGCGGTAGATGACATCCACGTGGGTAATGTTCCCAGTTCTCCCGGCTGTCTGTGCGATGGGGTATACAACCAGTTTGTGTTTCAGCAGTTCCGCACGCATGATGGAGGTTACCTTCTCCTCGCTCAATGCCTTATACTTGGTGCTGCCAAACTCTACATGATCGTCCTTTGCAAGATACTGAACATCCTGCATAATCGCTGCGATTTTCTCATAGATATTCATCATTCGGTTTTCTCCTCATCAACAACTTGTAGCGGGCAATATGCCCCGACGATTCTCGTGTCTAACAGATACTCGCCTGTTCTCCGACATTGATTTCGCGAATAAGTCTCCAGCAGTGGGCAGAGGTTACAGCACATTTTCCCCTCCGGGAATGGGATTTCCACTGTAGCTTTTATGTACCGGAGGACACCGTTTATCATCCCAAGCCCCCCTTATGCAAAAACTCCGAGAGATACTCACCCTCCGTCAGATCGGAAATATAATCAAGCTGCACATCGGAAAACTTCCGTATAGCCAGTTTGAAATTCCCGATTGTTTCCAGTTCGCACTTGTGGCACATAGCGGCTTTCATCGGCTTCCAGCCGTGGCAAACAGGACATTCATCCGCTTCTCCGGGGATAATCTCCTCTCCGCACTCTGGGCAGACATAAATTATGCTGTTTCCGCACTCATCGGACTTTTCCTCGATGTAATCCAGCGAATGGAACGCTGCCCCACAATAATCACACAAATACATCGTCTTTCCCTCCGTTTGTGTTACTTCCCGTCCAGCTTGTCCACCAGCCGCATGAGCCAATAACTCACCGTAGCCGCGCCGATGATGACCAAAGTCAATGTGTACCCGTCCATCAATTCACCTCCGCAGCGCAAAGCGCATCGCACATACCCTTGCAGGGGCAGGCCGGGCAATCGCACTCCAGCGGGTTCTTATCTTCGCACAGCGCATCGCGCCGTGCCAGAAAAGCATCCTCCAGCGCCCTGTATTCCTGTCTGCTCATGCCTCCGTCTCCTCCTCTCTCTCCTCAATCCACTTGTCCAGCAGCCGGGCAAAAATCTGAAACACCCGCCGTTTCCCTCCGATAACGCACAGGCCAAAAGGATACACACCCTGTTCAATCCCGTTTGACAGCGTGTCTTGCGAAATGCTCAGTCCATGCGCCCGAAGATGCTCCATGCACTCTTGCATCGTCATCGTCTTAATCATCGTTCCTCCTTATTCGATTCGACGCCCGGATAGCTTCCGCAGCAGCCTTGAGCTCCTCCTCCGACACGCCGTACAGCTTTGCCATTTTCTTGTAGTACTTCCGTGCCGGTGCCCAGTCTCCGTATTCCCAATGTCTTACGCAGGACTGGTCAACAAACAGTTTCTTGCCGACCTGCACGCAGGAAAGATTTGCTCTATCCCGCATTTCTCTCAATGTCAAATTGCATTCCCTCCTTATATGTGAGATTTCATTGACTGCGGCGGGGGCATATGCTACAATGTTTCTGCAGGGATTGCCGGTTTACCTCCGCTCGTTTGTTGGCTTGACGAAAGGAGGTGAACCAATGACCAAGAACTCTGTGCGGACAAGCAAGACCGTTGCGTCCAAGGAGTCAAAAGCTTTGAGCGGCGGAAAGACCAGCAAGACCACCAAAACGATTGCAGCGTCTGCCTTGTCCAACCGCCGGTCTAAGTGCCCGGACAGCCGCCTCGTGTTACCGCACGGGGCGGTTTTTCTATCCCCGCCGCAGTCAACGCCCACCGAAAACTCATATTCATGAGGTTTCACACTTGACACTCCACAAAAACTGCGGTACAATACCTTCGCCAAAAGAAATTGTTAAAAGCCGCTTTCGTGGGGGCTGGTGTTTTTGTACCCTTTTTCGGTGGGCCTGATATAAAGATACCTCATAATCTTCAAGATTGCAATAGAAAACTTGAAGAAATTTAACTTTCGGCAAATCTGACAAATTTTAGGTTTTGAATATGGATATTGTGCTGGAAAGAATATTAAGCCTTATCCCTAAAGGCAAGAACGGGAAATACGCTCACGGGGCAAAGGTAAAGTTTGCCAAAAGCATAGGATATAATGATGGCTCTATTGTTTCTATGTGGGAGAACGGGGCAAGCGTTTCCTATACAAAGAAACTCCATCAGATTGCCGACATCTACAATGTATCCGTGGAGTGGCTAAAGGGCGAAACGGATGATCCAAGCATAAAAAAAGCCCCCGGCATAAATGCCGAGGGATTCGTGCCGACTATGAAGGATTGGGAAGAGCAGGCCGAAAACTGGACGGATGACCAAATTCTTCAAGCGATGCAGAAGCTTGTGGAGATTCAGCAGAGGAGGCGCAGCGATGGGCGTTGAGCTGACAAGGAGTGCAAAAAAGGCGCTGGAAGCTCTCTACACGCATTACTGCCAGCGCCAAGCATACGGGCAGTCGAAGCAAAACTCCGCATTCTTCATGCCGATTCCAGAAGCAATAAAGGATGGGTTACAGGAGATTTGCGCTGCCGGATATGCCGAGTATTCGCCTTTTGGTGGTGTTATCCTGATGGATGCGGGCATTGCCTACATGGACCAGCAAGACCCGGAAACCGTCCTCATGTGGGATTTACATGACGGCCAGGTCATAACCTAACTTGTTCTTCACAAATGCGGCGAAGTCACTGGCTTTATACAGGTTAGGCGTAAGCAGTGCGTTAGACACGCTGAGCCGGACACCGCACATATCGCATTTGAAATCAACCTTATCTCCGATAAGCGGTGTTCCATTTGCGAGGACAAATGTCTTTTCGCCGTCAGATGCAATCAGGACTTTTGCGTTTGATAATTCCATTTTCTTCAAGCTCCTTCCATAGTTCGACTTTTTCTTTTTCCGTCAGTGTGCGCAAGGCGGACATAAAATCCGCTTTGGCGTACACGGGATGCTCTTTTCTAATTATACCATATTTCTCTGCGATTGCAAACATTCGTTCTATTCCTCCGCATTAAGTCTTTTCACTTATACACGCCAGAGGTGGGTTTGTTGCCCTGTTTCGTGCAACAAAAATAAAAAAATTAGAAAATTTGTTCGATTTGCCCACCCCGCCCCCGCACCGGACAGGGTGGGCATTGCCCACGAATCACCTATCGGCTTGTCGTTTGCAGTGTGATCGTATCATCATTTTATCGGGCAGTGCAATCCCCAAAAGGGATTTTTACAATATTTGCACGGCAATAAAAGGGTAGATTATGCCCAATAAGGGGAAAGAAGTATGAAAACGCTGAGAGAAATTTGCAAAGAAGCAAAGGTAAGGCAAGGGATTACCACGCAGCAGCTGGCAGACGAAATGGGGATTTCTATTTCTACCATCAACAACTATTTTGCATCGGCATCCAAAGCCCCAAGCGTGTATAACGCCGGTGAAATTTGCGCCGTTTTGGGCGTGTCGCTGGATCGGTATTTTGGCATCGTCGAAAATGTCCCCGCAGAAAAACAGCTGGAGGAGTTAAAACAAGGCAGGGAATCGGAGATAAAAGCTGCCAAATTAGAGGGCAATGTAGAGAGCATGAAGAAAACCATAGACTTGCAGCACAAGCGCATCAAGTCGCAGCAAAGGGTAATTTATATCACAATATCGGCGCTTATAATTGTAATGCTCTTGTTGGCCGTATATGTGTTTCTTGATTTCCACGCAAAAACAACGGGAATGATTATCGGCGGGGGTTCAAGCGTGTTTGCGTGGGTGCTTATCGCCGTACTGCTGGCCGGGAGCGCAGTAACGATTGCGGCCATGATTACGGTTGTACGCATATCAAAGGAGTAACACAATGGCAAATTGTATTAAATGCGGCGCTGAGCTTATGCCGGGGGCGGTGTACTGCCATATCTGCGGCAAGAAGAAAGTGGCAGAAAAGCGCAAGGCATTAAAAAGGGCAAACAACACAGGCACAGTATACAAGCTGTCAGGCCGCAGAAAAGCGCCGTGGGTGGCCGCAAAGAACAAGGTGGTCATTGGGTATTATGAGCGCAAAACGGGCGCCCTGGACGCTTTGGAGCGGCTGACCGGCAAGAGTTTAACGGATAGGTATAACATGACATTTGCCGAAGTCTTTGATGCGTGGAAAGCAGAGCATTACAAAGAGATCGGCAAGCAGGGGATAGAATCATATAACAACGCCTACCGCATATTTGCGCCGCTGCACGGGAAAAAGTTTCGCGATCTCCGCACCGCAGACTTTCAGGCCGTACTTGACCCGCACATGGGCAAGAGCCATTCGACCGTTAATAAGTATAAGCAGCTCATAACACAGATGTCGAACTGGGCAATTCGGGAAGAAATATGCACGACAAATTTTGCAAAATTTGTGCGCTTGCCGGAGAATGTCAAAAAAGAAAAGGACATCTTCACGGAGGAAGATATCCAAAAATTGGAATCCGACAACAGCGATGCGGCGAAAATTGTCTTGATGCTACTGGCAACGGGTATGCGGATCGGGGAATTGTTTGCCCTACCTCTGTCAGACTATCACGGGGATTATGTTGTAGGCGGGGAGAAAACCGAAGCGGGGAGAAATAGGGTTATTCCAATCCGCCCGGAGGGAAAACAATACTTTGCTTACTTCGCCGGTCGCGCAAAGGGCGCACTTCTTTTATCCGGGTACGATGGGCAAAAAGTCCCCGCAAATTTCCGCAGGCGTGATTTTTACCCCCTCCTTGACAGGCTGGGCATAGAACGCAAAACACCACACGCAACGCGCCACACATACGCGTCCCGGGCGGTAAAAGAGGGATTGCCCCCGGAAATGCTCCAAAAAATACTCGGACACGCCGATTATTCAACCACCGCAAACATATATACGCACATAGACGCGCAGACACTTGTGGATGCTGTTACTAACACGTTACTAACAAATAAGAAATAAGTGAAAAAGAAAAGCCTTGAAACCGTTGAGTTTCAAGGCTTTTTTGGTGGAGACTGCTGGACTCGAACCAGTGACCTCCTGCGTGTGAAGCAGGCGCTCTAACCAGCTGAGCTAAGCCTCCCTATTCGGCAACCCTTACGAGTTGCCTTGTGGTGACCCGTACGGGACTCGAACCCATGTTACAGCCGTGAAAGGGCCGTGTCTTAACCACTTGACCAACGGGCCGGATAAACCCTTGAGGGGCCCCGGAGAGACGTGGTACATCTCTCCGGGCTTTGGTAGCGGCGACTGGATTTGAACCGGTGACACTGCGGGTATGAACCGCATGCTCTAGCCAACTGAGCTACGCCGCCATATCGATAAGCTCGACAAGCAAGAATAAATATAACACATGCGCCGGTGTTTG